TTAGTAGGTATTGATGCTTCAGGACTTGAGTTACGCATGTTAGCTCATTACATGAATGATAAGGATTACACTAATGAAATCATATCAGGAGACATACACACAGCTAATCAACACCTTGCAGGACTTAAATCTAGAGATCAGGCAAAAACATTCATCTATGCACTCTTGTACGGGGCAGGAGATGAAAAGCTTGGAAGTGTGGCTGGAGGAAACAAAAGCACTGGTTCACGACTTAGAAAATCTTTCTTCGATAATCTACCTGCATTTGCGCAGCTTAGAAATCGAGTATCAAGAGAAGTTCAATTGAACAACTGTTTGAAAGGACTCGATGGTAGAAAGCTAGGTGTGCGTAGCGAACACAGTGCTTTGAATACTTTACTGCAGAGTGCAGGTGCTATTGTAATGAAGGAAGCATTAGTGATCCTTAATTCTAAACTAGAAACTTGCGACACTCACTTTGTTGCTAATGTACATGATGAATGGCAGATAGAAACTGAAGCAAGTATTGCTGACCAAGTAGGTAGGATGGGAGTAGATGCTATTGCAGAAGCAGGAGACTCATTAGAATTACTTTGTCCACTTACTGGCGAGTATAACGTAGGTAATGATTGGAGTGAGACACACTAATATGGATAGTCTAATTATAAAAGATATCTATTCTAAACTTGATAAGTTGAATGATGGTGATATTGATTTATCAGATAAGACTATAGAAGAAACAGGAGAAGCAATTAAAGAAGTTATTAAACAATGGTCTAGTCCTCAACCTTCTACTAAGTTTACTATTAGAATGTCTAACATTGGTAAGCCTTTACGTCAGCTTTGGTTTGATAGTAAAGAAAGTAGTGTGGCCTCTAGGATACCTCCACAAACATTCATTAAGTTTTTATATGGGCATTTGCTAGAAGAAATAGTATTGATGTTTGTTAGGATGACTGATCACAAAGTAAGTGATGAGCAAAAAGAAGTTCATCTTGATGGTATCAAAGGACACATTGATTGCAAGATTGATGGTGAAGTAGTTGATATTAAGACTGCTTCTAACTTTGGTTTTAAAAAGTTTGCTAATAACTCATTACATGAGAATGATTCTTTTGGTTATCTTATGCAGCTTGCAGCTTATGAAACTGCTGAAGACACTACTAAAGGTGGCTTCATTGCTATCAACAAAGAGACAGGAGAACTTACTTCTTATGAACCAGGAGAGCTAGTTAAACCTAATGCCAGAACAAAAATAAAACAAATAAAACAAGCAATACAACAAGAGACTGCACCTCCCTTATGTTATCAACCAGTACCTGAAGGTAAATCAGGCAACATGAAGTTACATACTAGCTGTGTGTACTGTGCTCATAAGCATACATGTTGGAAAGATTCTAATGGAGGTAAAGGTCTTAGAGTATTTAAGTATGCTAATGGGCTAAAGTATTTAACAAGAGTTTCTGTTTTACCTAAAGTAGATGAGGTAGCTTAACTATATGAATGCAAAAACTATGAAAAAGATAAATGCTAAAGTAGAAACTTTCTGTATGGCTTTACTCAAAGAACAGTTATCAGATACAGAAGCAGCTAAAGTTACTAGAAAATCTGTAGTTAAAGCAGAGTATGCTACTAATGATTCATATCATTATGCTATTGCAATGTCTTCTAAAGGAATGAAGTCTATCTTAAAAAGATTATTGAAGACTAAAGAGTTAGATGTTATTACACTAGATGATGTTAAAAATTATTGTGTGAGAACAGGTAGGGGATAAGTGAGAAAGAAAAGAAACAAACGTCCTGTTGAGTTTAGAAAATCTAAAGGTGGCTATGACTCTACATTTGAAAGAGTATTACACCAAACAGTCTTACAAGATTGGCAACATCATAGTGATCCTGTTGAGTACGTTATTGAGCATAAGTACGAACCAGATTTTGTTAAGTGGTTTGGTAAAAAGAAGATTATCATTGAAGCAAAAGGAAGGTTTTGGGATCACTCTGAATATATGAAATATGTTTGGATAAGAAAAACTTTACCTCCTAATACTGAATTAGTTTTTTTATTTGCTGATCCTACATTACCTATGCCTTTTGCTCAGAAAAGAAAAAATGGAACAAAAAGAAGTCACTCTGAATGGGCAGACAAAAATAAATTTAAGTGGTACACATCTGATACTTTACCTGAGAACTGGAGGACATATGAGCAAAGCAAAGAAACGTCTGAATGATGTAACACCTTCTGCTTGGGATGACACTTACAGCATTACTGTAATGGATACTCAACAAACAGAAGATATTGTTAATCATCCTTTGCATTACAACAAAGGAAACATTGCCTGTAGTGAAGCAATGGAATCTATGCTCACTAAAGAAGAGTGGATAGGTTATCTGCGTGGCAATATCTTTAAGTACCACTGGAGATTTAGAGATAAGAATGGCATTGAAGATTTGCAAAAAGCTAACTGGTATCAAGATAAACTCATAGAAACTTTACACAGAGAGAATGAGGATGGGTAAAAAAATTATAACTCAACAATACATTTACTTATCTGAAGTGCTACGAGTAGTAGATGGTGACACAGTAGATGTGTTACTTGATTTATCTTTTGGTGTGTTTAGAAAGGTAAGAATCAGAGCTAGTGGTATTGATACTCCTGAATCTAGAACACGCAACAAAGAAGAAAAGAAGTTAGGTCTAGCAGCCAAAGCAAGAATGAAAAAGTTATGTGCTAAAAAGATTTATGTTGAATCCCTCAATGGAGGAAAGCTAGATAAGTATGGAAGACTTCTAGCTAATCTGTACACAGAAGAAGATAACACTGATATCTGTAAGACTTTAATTAAAGAGGGTCATGCTATTAAGTATGATGGCAGTAAGAAAACTCATGTATGGGCATAAATTAAATTATTAAAAGGAGACTAAGTATGACAATTTTAAAATGGCTTAAAGAGTTCCTTACTGTTCCTGCTACAGAAGTAAAAAATATTGTAGTAGAAGGAGCAGAAGAAGTAGCTACTCAAACTAAAGCTAAAGTAACTAACATTAAAAGAAAAAGAGCCAGGAATAAAAAAGGTAGGTTTGTAGCAGATGATCCTACGACTGAAAAGAATGAGGCTTACGAGGATAAATAACAACTTTATCTTTAAGTAGTTCATTATTTTTTTTAGTCACACACGTAGCTTCAACAGTATAGGTATGCTCTAAATATTCTTTTAACAAGGCACACTTATTAATTTGATCTGTGCCTTCAAAGCTACTAAATGTATACCAAGTAGCAACAGTTACTAAATACAAAGTTGTAGTCATCTTTTATTCCCCACAATAAAAAAGCTAACTTAATGTTGCAGCACTAGGTTAGCTTAAAAGAGGGGAAAGGTTAACTAAAAATTAACCTATTAAATATTACTCTAGATTAATTACTTTGACTAGCCCACATTCTAATCTTCCAATTTATGTGGTTAAGCTTACGAGTAGGTTTAGGTTTATCTTTTTTCATTTTAAAATCTTGGTTTCCAATAAACATTTGAAAGTTCTTGCTTTTGTAATGCAGAAAAATATTGTAAAAAATTAATATCTTTTGACCTAGCTGCACGACATTTCTTACATTCATAAAATGCACCTATAGTAAATTTTTCTTTGTCATCACAGGCGCAGAACTTACATACATATTTTGCTCTCATTGCTTTACCCTTATTACCATTTAGTTCGATGTGACCAATAACGAGCACTCATCTTAGAAGGCTTCGCATCTTGGGCATTGTGCCTAGCATAATATGATTTTTTCCTGGCTTTGTCTTTAGCAGTTGTTGGATTTTTTCCTGCTCCTCTCACACCTTGTTGTCCAAAGCGTATTAACTTTAGCTTATGTCCATCTTGAGCTAAGACCATATGTGATTTAGTTTTATGATCAGGAGTTCTTTTAGGTTTGTTTACACCTTTCAGCCTATACCTTTTCAGCATGGCTTTCTTTCTATCTTCATGTGCCATTATCTTTTCCTATAGGAACTAGTCTTCCTAGCTATTCTTTTAGGTTGCTTAGAGTGTTGCTTACCTTTCTTTGTATCTTCTCGTTTCTTTTTAGTAGTAGCAGCATACTCTTTATTACTAAGTGCTTTGATTGCTTTCTCAGGTAGATATCTTTCACCTGTCTTAGCACTAGGCTTACCTGATTTAGTACGCCACTTTTGCTTAGTCCAATTCTTTAGAGACTTCTGAGATTTTTTAAGAGTCATTTGTTATCCTATTACCAATGTCTTAATACTCCACTTATTATAAATAAACAGGTCAGTGCATTTAATAAAACAATAATTGTTCTAAACAATGCAACAATATCAGCTTCAGTGGAGTTATCACTAGCTTTTTCCCCCAGAGACTTACACCATAATTTCCAGAACTTACGCATATAACACTCTTAACTTTTATAGCCTCCTCCTGCTGCTTTATAGGCTTTAGCTAACATCTGGGCTTTACGTGCTGACCATTGACCAGCTTTACCACCTTTAGTACCTGCTTTAATACGATTAAACTGACGTTTACGCATCTCAGGCTTAGTGTAATTACCTGCTTTATTAACTGTAGATTTACTCTTCTTCTTTCTGACTGCCATTGTCATCCTCCTGTGTATCTAGTTTCTTATAGTAATCAACAATAGATAACACCTGTCTAATATATCTTTTTAATTCTGCCATATTTACAGATAAATTTTCATACCCTGTAGGACTGATACCATAGTAAACATTAGTAGGAGCTTCTCCCTTTTCTAAGTCAGTAAGGTATTCACCCATAATAGTAGGAGTTAACACTGTCCACTCTACAGGTTTAGTATTTACTTTATTAGGAAGGGGAGGATGGTACACAGCAGCAGGTTTAGTAATAGTAACCACCTCTACTTGCTTTACTTCA